CCACCTGGCGCGGCTCCGAATACCACATCGTGTACACCGCCGACCAGGCCATCCGCATCATCACCACGCCCTGATTTCTGCCCCACATGCCCACTTTTCTGCCCAGCCCCCAACTCACCGTTTACCGCAATGGTCACGTCAACCTGAACGGCGAAGCCACCCGCCTGATGCCTACGGCGGCGGCCGTGCTGCTACTACCACCCACTACGCCCGGTACCCGATGGCAGCTGCTGCCCCGCCAGGCTGCCACGGGTGCCATCGTGCTTAGTGGACGGCCCGACCGGGGCAATGTACGGTTTCGCGCGGCGGCGCTCGCGGCGGCCCTATTTGCGGCCCTGCCGCCCGACTTTGGTGGCCCGCTCTATCTGGAGCTTGTGCGCCTTAGCGCCGATGAGGGGTACGAGCTTGTGGCGTTGCGCAATTCTGCGCAACATAACTTTTTGGCACCTGCCCAGGCCGCCTAGTATCAGCCGGAACTTTGAGACATGTCGAATCCCGCCATTCAAGTCGTTCCCATTGAGCAGGTCAAACTCAACGAAGCCAACCCACGGCTGATTAAAGACAATCGCTTCGAGCAGCTCGTGCAGTCGCTTATCGACTTCCCCGACATGCTCCACGTGCGTCCCCTAGTCGTCGATGAACACTTCATCGTGCTAGGGGGCAACATGCGTTTGCATGCGGCCCTGCGCCTGGGCTACCACGAGCTACCCATTCTCCAGGTGCTGGGCTGGACCGAGCACCAGAAGCGTGAATTTCTCATCAAGGATAACGCCAGCTTCGGCGAGTGGAACTTCGAAATCCTGGCCAACGAGTGGAGCATGGAGCCGCTGGGTGCCTGGGGCATCGACCTGCCCAAAGATTGGTTGGAGGAGCCTGAAGAGCCCAGCACGGGTGGTAGTGGCTCAGGTGATAGCCCTGACGGGGATGAGGAAGAAGAGCATGAGCAGCGGCCCCAGATGACTATCACCTTCACCTCGCCCGAAGACCTCCAGCGGGCTGAACTCGATGTGCAGGAACTGCTCGACCGCAAGTACCCCACGGCTTACATCAATGTGCGTGTAGGGGCACGGGAGGGCTAGAAAATGGCACAGTTGGCACAGCAAAAAAGGAGCCTGCTTGAGGCGCTTCGGGCTAACCTGGGCGTTGTGGAAACTGCCTGCAAGGCGGCTGGCGTGCCTCGTCGTACTCATTACAACTGGCTGAAGAACGATTCCAAGTATGCGGCAGAGGTGGCGGAGATTGATGAGGTCGCCATCGACTTCGGCGAGTCGCAACTTTACAAGCTCATGAAAGGCTACACCCTGCCCGATAGCAAGGTGTACCTCGTGGATGAAATCAAGGTGACTGGGGGCAAGTCAGTTACCACGAAAAAGCCCTTAGTGGTGCCCATCACCAAGCACATCGGCACCGATGCCAGCGCGGTCATCTTCTTTCTGAAGACGCGGGGCAAAAAGCGGGGCTATGTCGAGAAGACGCAAGTGGAAACCGAGAGCAAGGTGCAGGCACTCAACGCGAAAGTGCAAATCGTACCCGCCGTGGGCGGTGTACCCGTGGCTACCTCAGAAAAGGAGGTGACAGGTGTTTGAGGCGGGACCACTCTACGAGGCGAACTACAACAGCAGCGCCGACATTAACGTGAATCAGGGCGGCACCTCGTCGGGTAAGACGTACGGCATTCTGCAAGTGCTTTTCACCAAGCTGGCCGAGCGCAGCCGCAAGGTTTGCACGGTGGTGGGGCAGGATATCCCCAACCTCAAAGCGGGGGCCCTACGTGATGCCCTGGAAATCTACAATAGCAGCCCCGAGCTGCAATCGCTGATTAAGAGCTACAACAAGAGCGAACGCATTTTCGAGTACCACAACGGGTGCGTGATGGAGTTTAAGAGCTACGACGGGGCCCAGGACGCCAAGAGCGGCAAGCGCGACTTCCTATTTGTCAACGAGGCCCAAGGCGTGCCGATGCCCGTCTGGGACGAGCTACACATGCGGACGCGTGAGCAGTCGTTTATCGACTACAATCCCAACGCTGAATTTTGGGTGCATGAGAATCTACTGGGTAAGGATGGCACCCAGCTATTCATCACCGACCACCGCCATAACCCCTTTTTGCAGGACAAGCAGCGGGCCAAAATTGAGGGGCTGAAGCTGAAGGATGAGGAACTGTGGAAGGTGTACGCCCGTGGGCTGACCGGCCGCATTGAGGGCCTTGTGCTGCGCGATTGGGTGGTGGTTGACTCGGTGCCCCTGGGTGCCAAGTATCTGGGTAGCGGCCTGGACTTTGGCTTTACCAATGACCCTACCACCACCATCGACCTCTACCTGAGCGGCGGGGAGCTGTGGGCTGATGAAGTACTCTACAGCGAGGGCCTGACCAACTCCGACATCATGGCCCGGCTCAAGCTCGTGGAGCACCGGCCCGCCGGCCACCGCTGGGACATCATCGCCGACTCGGCCGAGCCCAAGAGCATTGAGGACTTGCGCCGGGGCCGCCTCACGGTAGAGGGCGCCAACAAGGGACCCGACAGCGTGCGCTCGGGCATCGACCAGCTGAAGCGCTACAAACTCAACGTGACGCGCCGCAGCGTCAACCTGCGCAAAGAACTGGCTAACTACAAATGGAAGGTTGACCCCAAGACTGGCAAGGCCACTAACGAGCCGGTAGACGCCTTCAACCACTGCATCGACGCGCTGCGCTACGTGGCGCTCAACCGCCTGCCCAAAGCCACCCAGAGCGGCCGGCGGGCCAAATCATCCCTTATCAGCTAATGCCTACTACCCTTATCCTGCAACCCACCGGCCAAGTGCTGACCGTGCCTACGTCTTGGGTCGATGTGACGCTGGCCCAGTACCTGGCCCTGCACGCCCCAGCCGAGGGCGAGGCCCGCACCGCAGCTGAGCTACTGCTGGGCCTCGAAGTCGGCGGCTTGGATGAGCTGCACATTGACGAGGTGCAGTACTTCGCCAACCTGCTGGCATTCGCCGCCGACCCTAGCCCCGTGCTGGAGCTGCTGCCTACGCCCGGCCTGCCCGCCGTTGGTAGCCAGCCCTACGGCTGCCTCGTGGACGTGCAGCAGCGGCTGACTGAAGACCCTGACCGCCCCTGGCTGGCCCACGGCCCGTACCTGCTGGCGCTCTACCGTGTGCAGCTCACCTACGGCCGCTACGATGCCAGCAAGGTAGCCGCCTGCGAGGCCGCGTTGCTGGCGGCACCCGTCACCGAGTGCTACGGCGATATGGCTCATTTTATCGGGGCGTGGCAGAATTGGCTGACCGCTACGCCCCAGACCCAGCCGACTACTGTGAGCCCGACGATGCCGAGCTTGACGCCGACACCGAACCGCCATTGGCTGAGCGCTTTGGGCCTCTGCTGGCCCTGGACGCGGCAGCAGGGGGCTCCGTCCTGAACTACGAGGCAGTCCTGAAGCTCGACGCCGAAACGGTGTTACTGAAGCTAAAAATGGAGGCCGCCCGGGCTGGGTATCAGCGGCGGTATCAGCAGATTATTCACGAAAAAAAGGAGTAGCCAAATGACCTACCTCCAGCTAGTCAAAGCCCTCGAAGCCCTGGCCATCGAAGCCGGGGCCGCCAGCTTCTGGGCGGGGGCGCGCACCGCCAATGGCATCAACTACAACGCGCCGTTTCCGATGTGCGAGTTTTTCAACACCCAGCCCAGCCAGTTGCTGGCGGGCGTCGTGCGCTACAGCATCGGCATGGGCTTCTACGGCAAGGACGAGCACGAGAACGCGGGCTACGACAGCAATGAGGGCGCCAACCAGGTAGACGATACCACCGTGCAAATCCAGTCCGACATGGACGAGTTAACGCAGCGCTTTGAGTTGCTGCTTCAGGACGCCGACGGCTTTGAGTTGTCGGGCGGGCCCATGAGCCGCACGCCTACCCTACGCAACGGCACCAAGATTGGCACCGGCCTCTTCATTGATTTCACCCTCGACGTGGCCCGGGTATGCTAGCCTCTGCTTCCCTCGCTTTCCGCACCGCCGGCCCGGAGCTGCTGGCCGCCGCCGTGCAGGCCCTGCGCACCTACCCCCAGCAGCCCAGCGGCCGGCCCGCCTACGCCACGGGCCGCACGGCGGCCGCGCTCAGCTTCGAGGCGGGCGATGACTTTCTGGAGCTGCTCGGCCCCCAGCATGCCCAGACCCTCATCACCGGCCGCGGCCCCACTAGCTCAGGCGCCACCGCCGGTGAGCCCCGGCTGCACGAGGCCCTAGCCCAGTGGGCACAAGCCAAGGGCCTCGCCCTGCGGCCTGGCCAGACCTACCAGGAGCTGGGCCGCGTGCTGGCCCGCCGCATTCACGCCAGCGGCACGGCCCTGCACCGCCTGGGCCAACCCTCAGGCATTTTTCAGTCCGTGCTCACCCAGCAATTCTTAAGCACCCTGCTGGCCCGCATCGCCGCCGGCGAAATGGTGGCCATCACCTCGGCCCTGACGGGCGCCATTCAAGGAAAGTAAGCCATGCCCCAGCTCCTCAAATTCACCACCAGCTACGGCTGCCAGGCCTCGGGCGGCTTTATCAAGGTAGAAACCGCCAGCGGCTACCCTGCTGACGCCGACTTAGTGTGGGCGGTCATCGCTGCCAGCACCGGCGCCGACTACGGCGGGCCAGTGCTGGCCGGCACGCTTCCGCAGGTCAACCAGCTGCCCGACGACAGCTACGAGGTGAGCCTGAGCGCCAGCGACAGCAGTGGCAGCTATACTTCGGGCACCAAGGACATCCCCATCGCCTGCGCTGGCCAGCCCGGCGCGCTGCGGCTGGGCCTGCTGAGCCACACCGACGAGACGGCCGCCCTCAACGACGGCACGGCTACCATTCAGGCTAGCGGTGGGGTGGCGCCGCTCACGGCCACGCTCGTCGAACTCAGCGCCTCGCAGCCGGCCACGGCCGGTCAGCCGGCACTCTTCGACGACCTGCCCCCCAGCACCTACACCCTGCGCGTCACCGACAACAGCACACCCACGCCGCAGGTGGTCAGCGGGGAGGTGACCGTGCTGCCCTACGCGCCACCGGTGGCTGGCTGCCAGGATGAGTACGCCGACAACTACGACCCGGCCGCCACGAGCGGCGGCGCGGCCTCCTGCACCTATACCCCGCGCTGGCGTAGTGTGTGGGGCCCGGCGGGCATGGCGGTGCGGGTGCCTGCCGTGGCTGGCCAGACCACGGCCTACATCGCGGCTGAGCTACGCATCGGCTTTCGGGCTGGCCACCCGCTGGCCGATGCCCGGCCGCTCGGTGAGCCGCTGGCCTTGCGCGCCACTGTGGGGCCGGATGGCTACGCTACGTTCCGGCTGGCGCCTTACCTGTGGCCGGCGCTGGGCAGTGACGACGGGGCCGGCCGGCGGCTCGACCTCAACGCGCCGGATAGCTTCGGCTCAGCCCTGTTTACGGGCTACGAGCTACGGCGCACCACCGCGGGCGAGCTGCTGGAACACGGCTACGCCCTGAACGCGGCCGTGCCCGATGCCCAGCTTATTACGCGGCTCGACGCCGACGGCAACAGCCTGCCGCTTTCGCCCTTCACCCAGGCGCTGCCTGTGTGGCCGGGCTTTGATGATTACCAGGTGGCACTCGTTTCGCCCGGCGCCAAGGGCTTCGACAGCGTAGGCAGCAGCACACCCGACGACTTCGGCCTGCCCACCTACCGCCTGCCTTGCCCGGCCAACCCAGTGCCAGTGGCCTGGCTGGCACCGGGCGGCGGCTTCGGGTACTGGGTGTTTTCTGGGCGGCCGCAGCTTTCCGATGAGGTCGGCGAGAGCCAGGGCTTCACTGAGGCGCTGAGCGGCGAGCGTCGATGGAGTCAGCGGGGCGAGTCGCGCGGCACCATCACGGCCAGCTCAGGCGTGTTCAACGGCACCATCTTCGGCGAGGGCCTGCGTACGCTCTGGGCCAGCCCCCAAGTGTGGTATCAGCCGCAGCCTGGCGGGGTGTGGGTGCCCGTGACGCTGGAGGGCGGCAGCTTCCCCGTGCGGCGGGTAGGGCTGGCCAGGACGGAAGTTTCCTTAACATTCACCGAGGCCGTGCCTCACTATGCGCAGGGCCAATGAGAATCAGGGCAATCTTGTGCTGCTTATGGTATGGCTTGCTACCGTGGTGGTGCTATGAACAGCAGTGCCACTACGCTGGCGAGTCATACGGCGCGCACCTATTTCGCAACCTATGTTGCGCCTGGCGCTGGATACGCGGCCGGCAGTGGTTCGGCGACATCCGCTTTGAAATTGAGGTCAACCATTATCGCCGCAAATCATGAGCAGCCTCAACGAAATCTGGCTGAACACGGGGCAGCAATTGGAACGTTTAGACCTCGATGAGTCCACCCTGCTATTGCCGAACTTCCAGACCAATGACCGGACCCAGCCCAGTAGCATTCAGAGTACCTACAGTGCAGAATTCAGTGTACCCGCAACCGCGCGCAATCACCGGCTACTTAACCATGCCGCCACCAGCCAGCCTGTGAGCGGCAGCGCCTACATGCAGGTCCCTTCCGTGCTGACTTCAGGCGGTGTGGAAACGTTGCCTCGGGCAATTCTCTACATCAAAGGCTACAAGGAAAGCCGTTACCTGCTCCAGATTTTCGGTGGTAACATCAACTTTGTTGAGCAGCTGCTGCGGCCTGATGGTTCCGATAAAATGTTGTCAGACTTAGACTTTTCTAGGTTCAATCACTACTGGACGCCCGCCAACATCTTACCGCGCTTACCCTTCGAGCATTGGCAGCTTAATGGGTATGGGTATGAGGTGTACGAGCGCGGCAAGCCAGTGGACCTGCAAAACCTCGACCCCTACACGCTCTACCCGTCGGTAGCGGCGTGGCTTGTGTTGCAGCAGATTGCGACTGAGGCCGGTTTTACGATTGACGACCTGCGCAGCGAACCGCTATTCGCGGCGCTCAATGTGCCCAGTGCCAACCCGTTTACCTTTTCTCAGCAGTACCGCGATGACCGATTGTTAAAAGCTGGCTTCGAGCACACCGGCAACCTGAAGTTTACCGACGAATTTAACATTCCAGCACCCGTAAACTTCATTGCCCGCAAGCCCTACGGGCGGGGCAAGGAGGTGCAGCCCACGGCCGTTAACCAGTACGTGGTGCCCACGCTGGGCTACTACGACCTGGACCTGACCCTAGCCGTGTACTACGGCTGCAACGACCGGCTTTTTGGAGAGGTCAGCATGGAGACCAAGCTGTTCCTCAACGGCAACCAGATGCTCAATCCAGACGGTAGCCCGGTGCGCGGCTACGGTCGCCGCAAGGGCTACGAGCAAACATCGCTCACGGCCGCTATCAAGCGGGTGCTACTCAAGCCTGGCGATGTGATAGAGGCACGGGTGCAGGGCGATAAGTACCCGCACCGGGAGGGGCTTGTTGACATCGACCCTGATGACCCGCAGTGGTACATCGGTACGCGCTCATTTTCTATTGGTAATCTGCCCCCATTTTCGGGCGTAGAGCCTGGCTGCTCGTTTACTGCCACGTTGCTGCCCGAATTTCCGCAAGGCGGGCTAGTGAAGTTAAATGAATGGTTGCCCGACATGAAGCAGATTGATTTTTTTAAGAGCATTATGTTACTGTTGGGCCTCACAGTGCAAGCGGATAGCTACGAGACCCATCTGCACCTAGCGCCCGGCTCCAGGCTACTGGCCAACGTGCCACAGGCACTGAACTGGACAAGCAAGCGGGACGCCAGCGCCCAGCCCGGCCGGCTGCCCGAGCGGGAGCTGGCGTACAGATTTGGAAGCTATGGGCAAAAAAACCGCCTACTATGGGCTGAGGATGAGAACGTCACCCAGGGCTATGGGAACGGCACCATCTTGGTAGCGGATGCCGTACTGCCAACCGAGTACGAACTGGCCACGCTACCGTTTGCCGCT